AAGATACTCAGGATACTCAGGATACTCAGGATATTCAGGATACTCAGGATACTTAGGATACTCAGGAATAGAGAGGCTTAGTGATAGCTGGAAACAGACGAGCAGGTAGAAGAGTCGGGACAGACTTCACTCCGTTATCCCAAAGGGTTTCGGCAATCTCATAAGGTAAAGAAAACAGCACAGGCTGAAGGGGGAACTTCCCGTCTCCAGGAACAGGCGGTCCGTTCCCGACTGGAATACAAGGCACCAAAGCAATCGGACAGGCTTCGTTGGCAGCAGGACCGGATTTACTAGGGCTCATATTGTGAACAGTGAAACTCAGACACTTCAGAATCTCATCATCTCCCTCGGAAGGATGGTCTGGCCAAAGAACTTTGACAACGGCCAGACGCCCTTCCTCGCCCAGCCATCCGATAGCTGGAACCAAGCTTGGTGTGTCAGAAGTCATGAGCGATTCCTTCAAATCCTTCGAGTGGACGCCTTGTGAACAGGCGCTGGATCAAGGAAAATCGCATAGCGCTTTTCTATCTCAGAAAGATCCAATCCTACGGTGTTTGGACAGAGCCAGTAGACGGGACGGTTGAGAGACTGAAAGAAGAGGATTTCCTCCCGAACACCGCGGCTAACATTGTAACCAGGAAGTTGCAGAACGAGACAGGCGTCACAGTGGGCGGAGCAGATCAGGCTGAAAGGGCCCCAGAAATCTTCCCAGGACCGAGGCAACTCTCCGCCGATAGGATGGGTATGCGCTATGGGAGATAACACGGCATACCCTAAACTGAGAAGGTGCTTGAGAGCTTTGAGGTTATACTCGTAGTGCAGCTCCTTAGCACCTTCGGGAACAGAATAAGGCGAAGCTAGGTAGTAGAGGGACTTACCGTCTGGAGGAGGCAAACCCGGAGGCAGATGGGGATGAACCTTCAAACGTTCATCCCCTGATACCGGAAAAAACGGGGAAGATGGCGGAATGGGAATAAGAGGTTGGTCATCCTTGACCATTGCGTTATCCTCGTGTCGATAGACGACTTACTCGTACACTACAGTGTCGGCACCGACTTCCTGAGATACAGCATCAATCACATCGTCTTCGTCCATATTCAGAAACTCTTCCTCGTCTTCAAAGATATTCGAGTACTCCTCATAAGCTGAAGCCAAGTCGTCCAAATCCAAAACATGAACAGACACGTCCGGATTGGAGGACAGTACCTGGTAAACAGCACCGTAACGGACGACGACCAGGATGGTTCCGGACTTGGACTTAGCTTGACTACTCTTGGCCATAGTTACCTCCCATTTTGCCTGTGGTTGGTGCAAAAGCGTCTCTTCGAGAACACATCAGCAACACGAAGCCAGGTCAGAAAAACAGATGGACAGCGGACGCTGTACGCCGATTCCTTCCAGAGTCTGCAAATGATCGTCGAGAAGATCCCGGAAGAATTCGCCCACCCAGGTGATGTAGGGCAGGTCGAACTCCGGTCGCACGAGCTCGTCTTCGTAGAAGATGCCTTCTGGCGACATCCAGAAAAACTCAGAGCCATGCAACGGCGGAGCCGAAATTTCCAGGAAAGCCGCGGAAATCCGGCGGTCAACAACGGCCCAGGCATCGGGGTTATTCGTCAGAGGACGACAAACCTCTTCCCGAAAGACTGGAGTGCCACGGGAACAGTAGAGGACGCCGCGGGGCGTGAGCGGAATGCGTAGGGTGACAGAAAGAGTGTAGGGCGTCAGGGATCGAACGGACCAGGACCGGCGGAAACACAACCAGTCGTTCGGATGCAAACGATCCGCCTTGGACAGATCAACCAACTGCCTTTTCAGCAGGAAATCATAGAGATCTGGCCATGAAGGAACGTTCTTAGAAGCAGACGGTTTCTGAACGTCGGCGAACATATCCTGAACGTCCAGACGCTCAGGGTAACGATTGGCCGAATGATCGAGCACGTACAAAGCATGACGCAGGAAATGGAGCTGCTGGTAGAAAACTTCGGGAAAAGCAGAAGGACACTCTATAGACCCATCTCGAACCTGAGACTCGACATACTGCGGAAAGAGGCGAACGTACTGGGTAGCGCAAGACACAAGAGAAGCCAAATCGACCGGGTTGACTGCGGAAACGGGCTTATTCATACGATTTCTCCTGAGACTTGATGGACAGAAGAAAGCCACTCCTCACCGGGCAGATCATAGAGACGAATCTTGCGTACTCGACCCTCCTCGCCAGGACCTAGAGCCAGTTCATTGACAAACTCGGAAGGCCGGAACTGTTCCTGAACCTTTTGTTTCGCCTCCATTTCCTGGTTTTCGGACAGATAGCGATACAAATTACCGGCTACTTTCCGGCATTGGTTTCTCAGGAAACCCAAGAACGACTCCATTTGATCGTAGGTCCACAACCCGTAGCGGACCGTATAACCCACCGGCAAGAACATCACCCTGCCGAAAGTCACCCGATTCAAGAAGAGTCTCTCGCAGACCTCCCGCATCTGCTCTTCCGGCAATTGGTGCTTCGACATCAGGAAATGCCCGCGCGTACCGTAGCCACTGCCGTAGTAGAAAACTTCTTCGCGCCGGGCAAAGCGCAGACAGTTGCTGCGGTCGTCACAAAGACGGCAAATCTCTGGCTCAATCTGATTTGGCTTGAAGAAAAACACCGAGAAGTACGACAATGGCTTGTACGCCGTTGATCGGTAAGAAGACACGATTACATTCATCTTAGTATAGTTACTCGCTCCATCAGGCCACGTCGGAAACTGCGAGAAGACCTGCTTGGCGCAGGCAGGATCTCGGACCATCCAGTCAATATCAGAGACATCCAAACACGGCTTCACATCGTCCAACAGGAAAACAAGGTCGTCGTAAGAAAGAGGAGAACCGATCTCGAAAATGTCAGGATAGGCATTGCGACAAATATAATATAAACCCAGCCGATCGGCATTCTGTACGAAGATCTTTACCTCCAACTCGAATAGATTATTTCCTGGTCTTCTGCCGAGGAACCGATGTTCAAAGATCACAGGAAACGAATCAGGTCCGTAGGTTTCCTGCTTCTGGTCGCTCATGTCTAGCCTCCTGTTCAAAGTCTGCCAGACTCAGCAGCTAAAAACGAACCGACTGACGGCGAAAACCGCCGTCAGTTTATAATGACGCGCCAGCAACGGCAATTTTTGCTACGTAGCAACAATTGCTTTTCGGTTCGACCTAGTTGTGCACATAGAGTACCCGGTCGACCCGAACCGGGTTGCGTGCCTTCTTGAGAAGTTCCTGAAAGTAATACCAGTCCGAGGCAAAATCCGTGACAGTCGGGAAAGGCGTCTCTAAAGCCAGAGACTTGCGCACAAGGAAAGAGCCGATATCGACTTGACCACGACGAGGCTGGGCAGAGAGAAAACCACGGTAGCCTCTGTGGTTATGGACCATCGAACAATAAGCCAGATCCGAAAAGTTCCGAGCGAGCTGCTTGGTCATATAGTCCAAATAAACCGGACAATAGTAGGCATCGTCACAGGTGAAGTTGACGTATTCGATATCCTCCGAAAGCTGTTGGAGACCCCAGTAGCGATAGGGATAACCCCAGTAGCCTTTGCGCTCTGGAGTCTCTAGGAACCTCACTTGGTTTGTAGGAGAAGAGTTACGCAGGAAACAAAGCAGTTCCGGCAGAAGAGACTCCTCCGCAAACGGACCGTCATGGACAATAACCGCTTCCCAATGAGGGTAGATTTGCGCTTTCAGAGAGGCTAACAACGCCAGACAGGTCCGCTGGCGATGAGGAGTCTCCGTAAAGTAAGCGGAAATGACAAACCCAACTTTCGGAGTGTCGAACACGTCAATCCCCAGAAGCAGAAAACGAAACTCGTAGACTAGTCGTCCAAACGAATGACTCTATCTCGAGTTACACAATTCAACAAGTGATTCTGAGACGGAGGATAAGGAACTTTGAGGATGCAATAGTCTCCAAAGCGGTTGGCGCAAAAGCTATTGTGCCTCGGAAAAGAAGACAAGATCGACTGGGTTTTGCCGACGGAACACATCCGGCACTCGACAGCATCTCGAACAGCCAACCCACAGACCTTCAGCAGAGAGAAATACAAGTTCAACATAACCTCCGAGTCTGGATGAGAATAATAAAGCGGAGAACCGAATTCACGAACTTCGTCGGTCGAGTAGGCCACCGAAGGGCGACCGTCAAATTTTATCTGGCAACTTTTGTCCAACCGGACAGCAGGCTCTGATCGAGGCATAAAAGCCATTTCGTTGAAAAATGTGTCAGTCGAATACGTAAGACAAGAAACTTCATCCAGTAACTTCTTAAACTCCTCCGAGGTACTGGCGTCTTTCAAATACTTGAAGAGAGCAGATCGAGCCTTCGTACCTGGACTGCCACAAACGAGCGTGTAGCCAGAAAATTCCTCGGGTACGGTATTGGTAGCGGAATCTCCGGTCTTGGACTTAGGCGAAGACTTACGGAAAGACGGAGCAATACGATACCTAGATCTGGAACAAGGAACAAAATGCGTCAACGGCAAAGGCAGGATAGTCGAACAAGAAACACCATCCACCAAGGACCGACAAACGTAAGAGGTTTTAGATCTCCGGACCTTCGACGGTCTGCGACCAGTAACGTTCTTGACGTTCTTAGAGAAAAGAATGGTTCCATTCTCTTTTATCGAGTCATCATTGAGAAAACGCGAAATGTCTACTCTGCCGTTAAGCGGAATGCCGATATCGTAGATGAAACGATCCAGCCAATTCGGCACCAAGAGGGTCGACGACAGAAGGTACCGCAGTTCATCGTAATACAAACGAGCAAACGTGAACTCCGGACCGTCGCTGTTTCCCTGGATATGCGAGACAGGGTCGATTTCCCTCACATCGAACCAAAGTTCTGCGCACGCTCCGTAAACAAGATTGATCAACTCACAAGGAGTGAGAGAGGCAACGAAATCAACAATCTCAGGACTGAAACCTTGAGAAGGCATGTAGTGACGGATGAGCTCATTCACAGACGGATCGAAAGTTACGGAGTACCTGATGGACAAAACTCCGATAGCACTGCTGCCGGATCCTTTACGATAGTAGCGGATCAAGTGTCGAAATTCGCAACGAAGCAGAAGCGCGAGAATCAACTCACTTGGAACAGGCACCAGCCAGAGATTATCTTCACGAACCGGAATCGTTCTTCCGTCAGAAAGGGTCCGTATCATTACACATCTCCTCAATGGCTAGGCCACTCAGCCGGAACAACTCTGAAACTCAGGAAGCCAAGAGAAGTGCGCGTCGAAGAAGCCGCGCAGGCTAACGCCCCAAGAGTACCGACTCACACCGGTTGCGTGACTGAACGGTGTATAATTACCTGAAGAGTAGCGATGGTCCTCCTGTTCCGAGCCTGCGTGATAGGAGCTCAAAAACTTGAGCAGCGATAAGTAATACGCTGTCAGGAGGACGGCCCGAAATACCGGCAGTACAACAAACGACACGTTGTGTCTCGACCAGAACTCATCATCTGGCCGAGTCTCGAAACGATAGTTGCAAATCATCGGCAAAGGGCAAACCAAGAACCGACTTCCAGAAGCGATTTCCTGGCTCAACAACTCTTGGTCTTCATCAGACAAATCAGTACAATAGGACCAGAAACAGTACTCAGCAAAATTAGAAGGGCCAACTCCTATAGCAAAACCTCGGACCAGATAGCCCTTCTGTTCTTCTGTAATTCCCTTCTGTTCTCTCTGACGGAACAGAATGTTGAAATTAGACACCCTCTTCAAATTCTGGCTGATAACTCGACGCTGGAAACCAAACTTACTCTTCGTTGAAGAGATTCCGATAATCGGCTCAGAAACAGGCAAAGGCATAGACGCATCATGGCTGCCAGTATGAAAGTCATGCCAGGCGCAGTAACGGAGACCAGACCGCCAAACCCTTAGACCCTGAAAAATCCGAACTACCAAAGACCGAAGCTCCTGTTCGGAGCTGGCGACTTCAGACTCTTGTAAAGCCTCCCAGAGTATCGGATAAACCTCCTGCAAAGTTACACTGAAGTGATAGGGCACAGTGATCTCTGTAAACGGTACAGAGTAACAAGAATGCCAGACTTTCTGCGTTGAGCCAGAACTGTGGACAGAAAACCCAAGATCCTGCAAACACAGATACGGATAAGGCGAGAAGAGAACGCTAACCGTCAAAAAGGTTTCATTAGGAGATTCCATCCAACGAGATCCCTGATGCAAAACGTAACCGCAGTCCGGAGCTATCGGAGTAAAGAGCGCCAGGTTGCCTGAACGGTAATAACGCTGCACGTTGGAAACGATATCGATCCGGCTAGTACGAAGGTACCGTCTGTAAAGTGTCGATTGGGACTCGGACATACAGCATCACCTCCAGAGTTGCAGAGTGGCGTAGAAACGAGGGATAGCAAAAAAGAGATAAAGGAGATAAGGCAGGAAGAGTCCCGGTCTGTCGACTCAGCACAAACCGGGACTCTAATCACTTGTCACAGCACAAACGACCAAAAATCAGCCTTCAAGCTGTTGGATGACCGCGTTGTTGAGCTGAGAACTGGGCTTCTCGGTCACCTCAAGAGCTTGCCCGAACTTGGAGACGAAGCTGGCAGCGGCCTCGTGGCAGGAAGAGCCAACGAAGCCATTGGCATCAATGACCACGTCTTTGTCCAAATGGATGGTCAGGGTGCCTCCATCAGGGTGATATACGGTGACAGAATTGCTTTTCAAATCGGTCTGATACATCCATCCCAAACGTAAGCACTCACTTTCGACAAGAGCCAGCTTGTACTCGGAGAGAATACGGTCAAGAACGGACTGATCCCCCCACCGACCTCCGTAATTGTCATAGTAGAGGGTATCTTTAGACAAGACCACCGGGTACTTCCAACCTGGGAGATGGAAGGCAAACCCGTGAACAGGACCGCTGTAAAGCTGATGCGCTCCCTCACCAATGAGCTTGATCTCAGGATGACGACTGATAACAGATATCAAAATATCCCTGTCTTTGATCTTGAACTCCACACGAGTTGTATGGGAGTCCACAACTCGATCAACCATCTTTTCAAGGATGGGCATGAAACGACAAATATCGACCTTTTCAGCCCAACGACAGGAACGAGGGCACGAGAAACCAGTCGCCTCTGTCTTGCCTTCATTCGTAAGGACGGGCAAACCGGTCATGGTTACGCTCCTCTTTCTTTCTGCAGGTTCGGATTCTGACAAACCACGTAAAAGAAAGCCAGCAAAAACAAAACAGCTCGAAAAGGACGAAACAGGACGAAAAAGGACTAAAAAGGAAAGGAAGCCGTCAGACGCCACGAGCTACGCACCAATTTCTGACATCTTACCGGCTTCCTTTCCAATCAGCAAGAGGCAGAGTCGGAAACAGACCAGGACAAATCAATTGACGGTGGGGTCGACAGGAACAAAGAACCCACCATCGCCAGAAAGATCATCGTTCGTGCGGATCTGCCGCTTGTCCTGCTGGACTTCCTCCGCATCAACGTTAGCCCAGCGAGCATAAGCGCGGGCCCACTCTCGCATCTTCTCGATTTCTCGAGCTCGGGAAGACGAGAGCGGAACGACCTCGCCGACGACCTTGTCGAGAACCTCCTTGTTGAGAGCCCGCTTGGACCGCCGAGCAGCGGTCTTCACCACGCCAGCGATTTCGGCGCCGGAGAAGCCCTTGGTCTGATCGGCCAGATAGGCGGCTAGCTCGGGCGAGCACTTGAGCTGTTTCATGTGAATACGAGCGATTTCCTCTCGCTCGATTCTGGAGGGCAAGTCAAAGGCCCAGATAGCATCCATGCGGCCAGCGCGAATTAGCGCCGGAGGAAGGTTCTCCGGATAATTCGCCGTTGCTACAAGCAACACCTCGGAGGTACGCTCCTGCATCCAGGTCAGGAGGATAGACAACATACCAAGGGTCAGACCACCGTCGGTCACCGCACTCGACTGGTGGCCGCCCAAAGCCGAGTCGATTTCGTCAATGCGTAGGATGCACGGAGCGACCGCATCCGCGGTCTTCAGAGCTGCCCGAAGAGTCTCTTCAGTCTGACCAACGAAGCGACTCCGGCAAGACGAAAGGTCAAGACGAAGGACCGGGCATCCCAACACAGAACCGAGAACCCGAGAAGCCAGAGACTTACCGGTACCTGGCGGACCGATCAGCAAGGTCGAACGTATGGCGAGTTGCTCGTCCCGCCGATGCGGGAGAACCTCGGAGTCGATCCACTCCCGGAAACGAGACAGCCCGCCCAACTGAGACAGAGAAATAGGCGGATCGACCTCAAGGCCGCGCTGGGCGCGGATCAGACGAACCTTCTCGGCCTCGACTATCTCACGAGAAATGTAGACACGCTTCGTTTCATCACGGCTGACCGCCAGGGCAAAAGCGCTCTCGGCCTCTTCCAGCGCCAGACCAGATGCCGCATCGAGGAGCGCCTGATACTCGGCTTCCGAAGAAATCTTGGCGGAAGAGTTAGCAACCACCCGGCCCAATGGAGATTCTAGCTCCTTGCGCGAAGGCAGAGGCAACTCCAAGCAAGGAATCTCATGGCGCAGCTCGGGAGGCAGGTTCCAAGCTGGAGCGACCAAGATGACGAACGAGCCACGTCGTTTGATTGCTGGCAGACTGTCCAACAAAGGACGATACCCGACAGGGCCATTGAGGTGATGGAAATCGAATACAACAAGGATGACCTCCTTCTCGGAGGCAAACTGCCAGGCATGAGCGTAGTTCGCCATTGGCTGTTCATCTTTATCGCTACCGCCGCTTACACGGCGCAATCCGCCGACGGCAGCAATCTTATAGATTGGTCGGACAACTCCAGTACCAGTGCCGCCAAACAGCTCCTGGACAATCTTGAGGAAACGACGTTCTTCCGGAGTAGAAACACAAATAGCAGGATAGCCAGCTTTCCAGAAACGGCTCAGGCTGAGCATGCTAACCTCCTCCTTTGGGTTTTTTGTGCTTTCGGTCGAGTCTGCAGGAAAACAACCAACCGCCACGCAATACGGAGAGACTCTATGAAAGGACGTACAAAGAGGAAAGACCAGAAGAAAGGACCAAAGAAAGACAGCAGCCAAAGACAAACACCGTATGGAGCGATTCGAGACAGCCGAGACGGTAAAGGGCGATTCGATTTATTACCCCCACTCGCCCTAAGACAGCTCGCACTCCAATTCGAGATCGGAGCGAAAAAATACGGCGAGAGGAACTGGGAAAAGGGTATGCCGTTGTCCTGGTTCATAGACTCCGGACTGAGGCACTTGTTTCAGTTCCTCTCTGGAGAGGAAGACGAAGATCACCTCCGGGCTGCTGCATGGAATATCATGGTAGCACTTGAGACTCGAGAACGTGTCAAACTCGGACAACTTCCGGAGGAACTAATTGACCTCACAAGAAAGGAGCAGAAAAACATACAAGGTACTTCAGGCTAAAAACTGAAAGGCGCATAGCGAAAAAAGAGACGGACTCCGTTCCGTCTCTTCTTCGTTATCAACTCAGGTACCCACCGGCGAAGCCCCTTTCGGGGTCGCCGTATGTCCCGGTTTTGCCATTTCCTTGTCTTGGGCTCCGAGAACAAAGAAATAGTTCATGACCGCTCCCCGCAGTGGCAGGAAAAAAGCAGCCTCGATTGCGCCACTGCTAAAACAATCGGGCTGCGTCCTGGTACAAGCAAACCAGGACCAGATTATAATGACGCATTTTCTGGGTGAATTTCTGGACTCTAGAAATGGAGGCAAACAGGAATCACTCGTAAATTCCTCCGGAAATTGCGTCATTATAACTTGGAGCGGTGGTAGTTCGGCGCACCAACGTTCCAGGTGGATTCAAGCGCCGCAAACCCAGGAGGACCAGAGATGGCCACGTTGGTAGGGCTGATTCTGATGTTATGGCTGATAACCGCGTTTCTCTTGAATTTGAAGCTGCTGTGGATCCTCTAATTCCACAGCCCACACAGGCGAACGTGGTCCGGCATCACAACGCAGCTCCCCCAGGCAAGGATGCCTGGGGGTTTTGCAGTCCGTTCTCTTTTTTTTTAGCTCGGCGGTGTTGGCGGTCGATAATGCCACTTCCGGTTCGGACCGTATAGGCCAGATGGTCCACGAGTAATGCTGCGATAGTGGAACACGTAAGACGCTGGAGTAAAACCGTAGGTCATGGACGCACGTTTGACCTGCCCCAAGAAAGAGTCCTCGTTACGAATAAGAGGGAAATCCGGACAGAAGAAGTAATTGGCTTTGAGGTCGTAAGCTGCCTTCTGGACTGCTTCGAGTGTCGATACGAAGCAGAACCCATTGATAGGCTGCCGATGGAAAGTCGGTAGACCGAGTTCTGGGTCGGAAAGCGGACCTAGGAAATACCAAACCGGATCGTTCGGAAATGCTTCCGGTGGTAGACGGCCCTTGGACCAGTGCACGGAAAAAAGGACAGACTGAATAGATTCGATCTGCTGTTGGTCATCCGTAAAGTTCTTGAAACCGTGGAACGAAGTCGCTTCCAGGTACGGTACTACCAACTGATGGTCCCGATGACCAGGAGCGTTAGTCACTGGACCGCAAACGTGAAGGACCTGCTCGAGAAGTAGCTTACGGATCGGCAGGAACCAATTCTTCGGAAATAGTAGGTCGGAATTGCCAAAGACGATGAACGGAATCGAAAACTTCTGAGCTAAGATCGCAGCATAGTTCCAAGAACGGGTAAGTCCAGCTCGATGAGGAAAGCGCAGGATCGAAACGTAGTGGTAGGGCAGTTTGCGGAAGTAATGTTCGAGGGCGTAGTTGAAACTCTTTTCGGGAGTACAGTCGTCAATAATGACCACCCAGACAACGCCATAGGGAAACGAGCCGTAAGCTGATAGAGCTGTCTGAGTCGCATATCCGAGCTTGGTATAGGACGGAACGCACACAAGGACTGATGGTGTGCCTTCTGGAGGCAAGAACGAGAAACCGGTAACAAATTCCGGTTCTTCCAAGAAGTACTTCCGAGACTGTTCAGCGGAGATGGAATGAGCCACAGGATCGAACCCATAGCGATCAGGTTCAAAGAGGCAATCGGACGCAACGAGAGACGACTGAGAGAAGTTCGGATCAGTGACTGTCGGCAACATCCGTATACTCCAGGAAAGCGTTAGCGACCTCTGAGAAGACAGGAGCAAAGAGGCCAGACGGATCCTGGATTTCACAAGCTAATGGCCGGGGAGGATTAGGTACCGGATCAATACGAACCATCTGGACTGTCGTGTCGGTATTCGAGAAATACTCCGCAGGTTCGAGGAGAGTAAGGTGAAAGTAATGCTCACGTCCAGGAGTATTCAGGAGAGCCTCGTAAATAGAACGAGCCCCGACATCAGTTCGATCTGGGTAGTAGTCATCCAGAAGGACCACTGTCTTCGGAGAAGCAAGACAGAGGGCATAGAAGAGATCGTTCGTGATGGTCGGAATAGAGTGACCGCCGTCGACGAAGATCAGACCAACAGGATAGGGAAACCGATAATAAGGGGACTGACCGCAGTCTTCTAAGAGAGCAATGTCGTAGAAGAAAGCTGGAGCTGTATGCTTCGTGAACCCAGATTCGAGAAGGATATGGACCTTGGATGAATCAGGAAACTTCGAGCGGAAGTAGGACTCTACAGCTTTCTTGGACGGAGGTATGTGTGAAGCGGTGTTCTCTTTTTTAGCTATCTCAGAAGTACAATGTTCGGCGAAGAGATCGAAACCGACGTACTGTACTGTGGGAGCGCCCAGGGATAAAGCCGCTCGGATCAGAGCTGCCGAACGTTTGCCGTCGTAAGTCCCGAATTCGATAATGCGATAACGAACATCTTGGGGGTCGACGTTCTTGGAGCGTTTGCAGAAGTAGGGAATGGTTTCATCGATAGCTGAGTAAAGATGCAGATAGCGTCCAGTAAAGTAAGGGCGCAAGGAACTAGGTACAGAGTCTTCAGAGATCATAGCACCTTCATCCAGATCAACTTCGTAGTGATCCATCGTCCTTCTCCGTGGAACTTGAAACGGTTCGTAGAGTAAACGCAAGACAAAACCGTGAAGACAAAAGGAGCGCGCACCAGGGAACAGAATAGGAAGAAAAGATACTCAACGTCCAGGTCGGTAGGAAAGAGAAAGCAAAGAAGCTGAAGCCGGTCGGTTCCAATCAATCGGATCTCGAGAATCCCAGAACATGGCCTCGAGAAGCTGACAGAAGACAATATAGAGGCGAAAGTCGGTCTCGGACAAGGTCCCGTCCCGAATCATGTCTTTGAGGTAAAAGTACGATGCCAGACGGTAAGGCAGGAAAGCCGACTCTTTGCCGTAGAACGAACCGAGCTGGAACGGAACGGGCAAAGTAATGCGATCCTCTTCGATGCGCAAGTAATCTGCATACGGATCTTTCTCACGCTGGCGATAGAGCAACAGATCATTAGCGTGACCCAAGTAAGCCCGCAAATGCTCGAAGTAATACTCCGGGTAGAGCGACCCCATATGGGTCACGGACAAGGAAAGCGTTGGAACCGGCAGAGGCTGAGCTGAGAAATAGACAGAAGCTGCCTGAACAACAAGAGGCGGATTTGGCAGAGTATCTAGCCAAGGTAAATAAGGAGGAGCAGAAGCTAAGACCCAATCTGGGTAACCGGCCCAGTGGGAACGATAAAGACGAGAAGCTCGGTGTCGGACTTCTGGGTCAGGATGACAAAAAGAATGCCAACCTAAAAGGCGTAGGAGAGACGAAGAGCGACCGTAGTCCGGAGTATGCCGCAATTCGCCGATGAGAAGACGCAAACGGTTTTCGCACTCGTCTCGATACCAACAGCGCGGGCTGGATAAACCAGAGAAAAGGGAGAGGTAAACACTAAGATGCAAAAGAGAAAATACGAATGTTGCTACGTAGCAAAAAGTGGACACGGAAGTACCTCGACGAGAATTTGGACGTGTAAGGTTGAGCCCATCTAGAACCTAGATCACGGAACAATCAGCTTGGGGCCGCTGGACTCAGACGATAACAAGTGGGAGAGCTTCGCAAGACTTTTACGAGCCAAACGCAAAGCCTGAGAATGAGTAGACTGCAAACAACGACGGAACTCCGGGTCGACACTAGGATGGGGCTCCCCAGACGAAGCCAACTTTAGAGCCTCATCGGGCAGAAACCGAACCTGGATAATATCCATCCCAAACGGAGCTTCAAAGCAGATAGCCTTGGAGAAGTCAGAACGATACGGAACAGGAAAAACAACAGGTGCGAACTGAGAGCCAGCAGAACTGGAGAGGTTATCCGGAACAGCCACAACCTGAAGTTCAGCTTTCCAGAGGGACGATTCGGACACAACCGACAAAGGAATCCGACCAGAGCTATCACGATGATGGCTAGGCAAACGCTCTACGAACGAACAGAGACGCAAAAAGCGGGCGAAATCTTCAGACAACGTGTGGGGGATCAAATAAAGGGTATCGAGAACGAGAGAATTAGACGGAATCACTGGCGAGTCGCCGAGGGTTATAGAAACGATTTCATCAGCATCAGAAGAATGGACCGATGCAACAAAATCAGCAATCAGACGCTGATCCATCGGCCCGATACGCAATTTGAGAAGAGAAAAAGAAACAATCAGGTAGTCTTGAGCAGCTCCAGCCAGGCCTAGACCGCCATCCAGATAAGCCAGCAACCGGCGACCGCGATCTGAAACTTGTTGAGAGACATCATCCGGATAAACCGGTGGAATAGGCAGGTTATCCTCCGGGGTGAGCGTATCGCTCGATAGGGGCAGCTCCGGCAACATGCAACAAACCTCCCTGTTTGAGGTAAGAAAAGGCACGTCCGTGGCGGCCTTTGTCGTGAGCAATATAACCAGCTAAACGACTGTAGGGAAACACATGACCGCCCTTCTCGTCATAAGCAATGTCACCATACACCAGACCTGCTTTCTCCCGGAAACGCGGCAAAAGACAAGCCCAGATATAACCGTCATCCCAACGCGGATAATGCAAAAACTCCCCGGAAACAAAAAAGTCCTGCACGATACTTAGAGCAGAACAAAGGACCGGACGACCGTCTGGAGATTTCCTCTCTGGACGGTAACGCCATCCCAGAAAACCGCTCTCGCAAGCGGCCCTCCGCGACTTGAGGAATACCAAGTCATTCTCTCCGAAGAGAGCTTCGTCCAACTCCGACGACGGTAACGTCTTCTCAAAGAAGCAATCGCAATCGAGCCACAGTAGAGAAGCAAACGGAATCCGCGTCGACTCCCCATCCTCTGCTGCACAATTCAGCAACTCAGAGAATGCGAAAGAGAGAGCATCAACCTTCTTGAGGAAACGCACCGCGTGGTAGCGAAAATACCCTTGGGGCGTGGTGTAGTAAAACCGTCCCTGACCACCAAACTCGACCGGAACAGCTTGCGAATAGTGTTGAAGCAGATAGGCTACCAAACCCGGATATTGACGGTAATCAATGATAACCAGGCGAATCACAGGCGAAGAACTGCAGTCTCTCAGGGAACTCGGAAGGTCATCCGCATCGTCTACTTCGTAAAGGAGCCATAACTGTTGATCGGCTTGCGAAGACTGATGCTGCAGAAACGACCGAATCAGGCGTTCTCCCGAAGCTTCCCACAGCCTACGGTTACAGGTGGTCAGCCAGATCACTCGCTCATTAGGACTCACCGAGCGATTCCTTGAACTGACGAACTCGAATCTCTCGACAAAGAAGAAGCAGCGGTCTCTGGGTTGCTGGCGGAAGACGCAGCACGAGTTTCTGGACTCGGGCTCAGCGAGAGAAACTGATGGTAAAAAGGATGCAAACCCGAAGGACACGAAGACTTCGTAGCTGGCCGATACCGATCCATCTCCTGTTCCAGGAGTTCCTTCGAGATGAAGCCACTGGAGACAGCCCGGGCCAGTTCGCTCTGCCAGATCTTGGCATGCTTGTGTTTTGGATTGTACCACGGCTGCTGCGGAACACTGGTGTAATGCACCATCTTGGACTTACCCGGATCGTAAGAGTCTAGGCAGTTCCAATAGGAACTGATAGCATAGATCCGATCCTGAATCGGGATCGCATGCATGAAGCGATGGTACTCATCTTTCGATTGAAAGGACCGGACTTCTCGGAACATCAGCTCCGGAGAAAAGCACCAGATGTCCTTAGCCTTGACGCAGTCAATGACCATAACCGAAGTCTGCGGCCAAGGATCTTTCCGTGAGATCGAATCCGTAGCAAAGGCGCACCAAATGACCGGGTCATACCGGCGACGCAACATATCATAGTGACCGACGTTGGCCAATTCGATCAGAGGGAAAGTCTTATCCGGCTCGGACCACAGCTCAACAATATCGGCTAAGCAGAGAATATCGGCATCCAAGTAAATGGCTCGTCCGGTATAGTTGCAGCGCGACGGTATCAGCCAGCGCCGCAGCGAGAAATACGTCCCGAAGCCGACCTTGCAGAGGAACGGATCATAATTCCAATCCGGTCCTTCCATGTAGTGAATCTCAACGGGCAGAGACGAGCGGGACGTAATGCTAAACGCCAGCACCCGCGACGGAATGATCGTGTCCTTGTCGGTGCCGATAAAAACTCGAACCGGCTCGGGAGGCTTAACTGGCTGGAGCAGGCTTACGGGAAAGGGCATGGATCACTGGTACTCCATAACGCCGGACAGAAAGAGCCAAGTACCGAAACTGAACGTCGAAACTGGGCTGGCCATTCTGAAGAGGACGGCTCTGGAAACAAGGAGCGTACTCCTTGCCGCCGTCAACGCCGATGAGCTCGATCTCCCTGGCTTTCAAGTAACCGAGAAGGTCGACCATTCCGGTCACGCTAAACCCTTGAAGGAAAACCTGCGGGGTGCCACGCACCATCGGGGTGTAAGCCCGCGAGTAAGCGAAAATCTTACCGGCCTTGGCGAGTTCTAACAAGAGAGAATCCGTAGCCAGGCGATCATCCAGGGACAGAGGGCAGAAGTTGAACTTCTCGTTCCAGTAGAACGGGACAACAATATCAGGCCAAGCATCGGGCGACGAAAAATACGACGACAACTGAGGAGAACACTCCGTCCAAACTTCAGCATCCACGAAGTGAAAGAAATGGACAGGATATTTCTGCCGCAGGAGCTCAAGGACAGAATGATTCAAGGCTGCTATCAGTTTATGAGAAATAGAAAGTTCACCAATACGAGAGAAAGACGGACCTTTGCCGACCACCAGAACCACCTGATCCTGAACCTTAGACCGTAGACAACTTGCAGAACGCCACAGATGAGTTGATTGAGTCGGCGAAGGAGTAACGTTCTCGGACATCTATACTAGGTACCTCCAAACTGCTGTTGCATAAGCATCTGCTTACCCTGAGTCCGCATCTGCTGGTACTGGTCCTGAATCATCTGCTTGACCAAGGCATGCAGAGTCGGATTGGTCGCTTTGAGCTGACGCATCATACTCTGCCGCTGCGATTCAGTCAATTGTAGGAGCTGCGGAGCTAGTGACTGAGCCTGTTGGATAAGGTCGCTCGGAGTTTGTCCTTGCTGCGGACCGGAGAGAGCTTGGGAAAGAGCATCCATACCCGGCATAGCACCAGGCGCAGCTGGAGAACCAGGAGCACCGCCTGCTGGAGGAGCCTGACCCTGCATCGCTGCCTGCTGCTGTTGCTGCTGCTGCATAAGGAAATTGGAAACCGTCATCGGCGGAGCCAGCTGTTCTGCCGCCTGCATCTGTTCCATTTCTTTCTGGATCTTGGCCATCTGCTCTTGGACGTAACGCTCTTCTTCCATGATCCGCCGCTGCTCGGTCTTGAAGTCGAGACCAAGAGCCTGAAGACCAGTCGTCTGACTGATCTGACGCCCAGACATAAGCTGAAGCTTGGCCATCTGATCGTTGATGTCGTCGGTAATCTTCGGACTGAGGAGTTTTACTGGAACAGACTCCCAGTTGAGGGCCAAAGAAACTTGATCGACTAACTGTTGGAGAAATTCGTTGAGACCGTGGACGAGATGGGTCCAAGAAGTCTCGAAAAGACGCAAGGCCGCTGGAGCCGCCTGAACGGAAAGGTTGCCTTTGTACAGCTCGAAAGGTACCCCAATCGCATTGAGAAGCATCGATATCCCTTGATCGAGAAGCTCGACCGGAGCCAGCGCTTTGGCTTCCCCTCCCAAAACCTGATACTGAATCGGAAACGGAAGAGAGAACCACTCGGTTGGATTCCGACGGCGTTGGCGCAACATCGCTCGAACTCTGGCCATGAAACCGCCAGCATTCATGGACCGCAAAGGATCAGCAATAACCCCATCCGCTCCCCCCGGTGATGGGGCCGGAGTGATCACCCGAAAAGGGATCACGTAGTCCATTGCGATTGCTTCGTTGTAACGAGTGAGAAGCTGATTGTAGAGCACTAAGCGGAAATTCGTAAGGACCCGAGGCAAACCCCAACCATAGGTTTTATGCCCAGCTAAAGGAGGATCGTAGAGATGAAATACAGCCCCTGGTTCAAATTCTAGATTCTGGTTGAGTTTGATGCACTTGAGAACATCTTCATGCACTCGTTCTAAAAAATGCACATGCCCTTCCCGAACTTTACGCTTGTAATCTTCCGGAATCTTCCAGATGTAAGTCTTGTCGCCAGTCAGATCGTCGTACTTGATTTCAATCTCTTGAGGCGGCCAGAAACGAACGCGAATCTCCTTCTCATCCATGACCCGAATGTCTTTGACTTCCCACGCCCCTTGATAGGCACACTCTTCTCCCGTCGTAACATCCCGATTCGGACAGTAAGCATGAAATTCAAAGTTGACCCAACGAAACTTGTAAGCAGGCTCGCGGGCAACCACCGAGAGCGGGTGAGTAGTACGACACTTCGGACAAAGGAGGTAACGTCGAAATGGAGGTAAGACAGAAACAAAGGCGTTGCCATAAGTCAGGTAATTCATCCCGAAGTCAAAAAGGACCTTCTTGATCTTGAGGAGATCATTGAGAAACCTTTCCCACTTCTCCCGTTCATCATCACCAGTAGCGTCATCCCCTACCTGAACATCCGTTATGAAGTACGAGAGAACCCGCTGGAGAGCCGAGCGATATGTGCCGTTGGTATTAACAACAAACTGGCAGAGGTCAAAAACTTGCGGAAGGAGATTCGGTAAAAGATGAGAGGTCAGATCAATAAACGGATGCGGAAAGCCCTCGTAACCGAGTAGACCGAAAGACCACGGATTTGTCGAAGAAGCAAAGAAGCTCATAGGAAAGGTACTTCACCAAGTACTTCAATCAGAACCTCGACTAATTCCCGGAGTCTTCAGGCTCTAGAGAATCTAGAACACCAAACGAATCCTGGCGTGCAACGCCTTCGTCATCCTCATGCTGGTTCTGAGGAAAAGCGAAGTCGGTTCTCGGACTTGCGTCGTAACTTTGAGAACGAGAATCAGAGACCTGAGACGCCACAGGGGCGGACAGAGCAGCAAAAAACGATTCCGTTGAAGAACTAGAAACCGAAACCTGCGAAGAACCAGAAGGCGAGGACCTGACCGAAGAACTGCTCGGAAAAGTCGAAGCGAAAGTGGAAGCGGAATCTCGGGGTGTTGAGTCTTGGTTTAAGGAAGCCGGGTAGTCGTAGGTATTGAGAATGTCGAGGATCACTAGGTCTTTCGAGTCCAGAGAAAACTCGATCCCGGAATATTTGACCTCGAATACATGAGATACGCCCTCAACCCAGAGAAGCATCGAACCGGACGTGTTTGAGGGGGAAAAACGCACACCAGACGGGAATGAACGATCCCAGACCAGAATCAGGTGAGCGCCTTTGCGCACGACCTGGTAGCAGGAAGTTTCCAGAGTCCCGTATCCGGGCAACTCGTAAACAATCCGTTGCATCGGTTGCGCGGGCATACGCTGAAAAACTGGAGAGGAAGACGCAAACGCGGAACGCTGGACTCCAGGTCTAGGCGGAGTCGCTGACGAGACTGGAGAAGCTGGAGAGTTCGCTGTCGAAGATAAGTTGTTCGGCAAAACAGCAGACGAGGACGACGGAAGGTTAGCCATACTCGACGGAAACGGACGGGCAGCCGGAGTCTGGTCCACAAAACCTTGATGAGGTACGGTGTAAGAGTCAGGTCTTCCCATCGACGGCACGGCAGGACCAGAAGGACCGGGAAAACCGGGTTGGTTTGGGCTCGGACTCTGCGACATCGGATAATCTCCTGAGAAATCGTTGATCTGAGAAGAAACAGAAGACGGAGAAGACGAAAAAGACGACTCTGGATTCATGCCAGAAGAAGCCCGAGGCAAGGAAGCCGCCTCGACTGAACCATCGTCGGACAACCGCTCGAAAAATCCGACCTTATGATACAAACGTCGACGCTCATCGAGGATATTCTTGTAGGCCGGAAGAGCCGAGAAAGGAAACTCTTGGGCACGAAAACCACTGCCTTCCTGTTCGTAAATCACGACCTTCGCTGGAAGAGGCACTGGATTCAAAAACCCGTGGTAAGGCAAACGCGACCCTTTGGCCAGTTTGACGTTATGCTCCAAAAGGGCATCGGCCATATTACCGCTAGAAGCTCGGTTACGCAGGTCTTCATAATGTCGAACCGTAGCTTCGGACAAGGCCATCATAAAGCTAACCGGATCCATAATAGGCCCCGCTCGTGTCAAGATATTCCAAAGACTCGCCAAGCACTGGACCAAACTTGAGACAGCTAAAAAAGAAGAAAGAAGCTGCGCATCCGTGCGCAACTCCTTTCTAGTCAGGCACCATTAGCCGAGAAAAGCCTGGAAGCGCGGGGAAAGATTCCACAGACCAAGAACCTCGAGAGACTCCGGAGAAACGATTCTCGGAGCCTCAAACAGAGATACGTCCAAGGCAGCTATTGGAGGAAGCGTACCATTCTTCGACAGGTATCGCAGCCTGATGTAGTCGCCTTCTTCGTAAAGAAGTCGACACATCTTGACCACGTCACTGTCCGACAGGTGTCGGACAACCGGGGCATTGACCCGGTTCCCGGGGACGACCCAAGGACGGAGATTCTGGCGAAGCTCAACCGGAATTACAAGTACTTCGTCAATCTGCTCCCCCTCCTGACCGATTCCGATCAGTATCTCCCCGTCCTCCTCGTGGATATCCACGATTCGGCCATTCTTCTTCGGGGTAAGTCTCTTCATGAGCGCATCCCGACAAGCCTGAATATCGAGACGCGCCGACCCACGGGCGAGGAATAAACTGGACAGCTCCGTCCAAGAGCACTTCTCGCTAGCGGCCCGCATCCGGGATACCGAGTCGATCAAGGTCCGGTGTCGCTCCGTGTCCAACGCCCGCCCGTAGGCACCACTACGGGGCTCGAGGGAAAGGTCAAAGAACAGAACGTTTTCTGGTTGGCCCTCTCGGAACACGTATCCGGAGAGGAAAACGCCCACCGGGTTTGTGAGGCCCTTCCTTTCAGCCAATCGGGGGAAGGGCCGTCGGGTTAGACTCAAGAGCAGAACGTCCCCAGCTGGGACGATCCGTTGCCCTTCCGGCAGTGGCTTGTCGCCCCGGGGGAGCGCCAGTAGGACTGCCTCACCCATGCGCTTCCTCTCCCGAGCCCAATCGATGCGGGAGGGAGCAGTGGCGGAGGTAGCGTGGGTGGTGGTGGTGGTGGACATATTTGGTCCTCCAAAAGGCAAGCGCGTTCGGGGTCGAGCGCTTGCCGAATAGACAAAAAAGAAAGCCGGTGCACCCCGAAAGCACCGGCAACTTATAATGACGCGGTTACAGGCAGAATTTAGGGCAGGAACTATCTGGCGGATGGAGAGCCAGGAGGTAACTGGATCGAATAACCAAGCTGGGAGGAAGCATAGAGGGAGACGCAACAAGCGTCGGCAATACCGTGGTGAGGCTTACGCAAGCGACCTGGAAGCAGGTCAACTTCCGGATAATGAGCCAGGATATAGTCCACAGAGACAGATTTACCCCGACGCTTGGCTTCCTCGGAACCGAAAAGGGCGGCTTTCCAAGAACGCGGATTGACTGGCATCACATCCAGGAGAGAAATCCGCATGGCTAGAGCTTCGATATGACCAATAGCACGATACAGGTAGGCTGTCCCGAAAGCGCCCTTCGGAATGAGAGGAGGCAGTTCGTAACAGACGAGTATCCTTTCTCGGAGGCTGACCTGAGATCGTTGTTTTGGATTGGCAAGCTCTTCTGGAAAAAACAGAACGTCATGATACCGCAGGGTCAGACTCCGGAAGAAAGAGTCGAGCCAGGTCAGGTCGAGTGATTCTCCCTTACGCTTGGCCCGCGAGGGGATCCAATCGACCTGCGACGGAAGGATACCAGCATCTAAGAAGGAACCCTGGACAGGCGAGTAGACGGCGTAGCCGCCATTTTGAGTGCCAGGGTCAATCCCGACAATGAGAAGCTTCTTGCGCCCGGAAAAAGCCGTTCTGCATCTCCTGGACAAATGGCCCATCTTGGCTGCTTCCTGCTTCATCCACCGGCAACGGTTAATCTTCATGTTCGATCGCTGGACTGGACTAACGCGAACGACTCCGCCAGAAAGCCAGAGAGCGCAACAAGCGAAAGAAGCGAGAACAACGGGAACGCAAGTAACGCCAGACACGAGCCAGACGCAGGCGCAAAGGAGGACGAGAGACAGAATCTTTGAAGAAAGAAACAGCAGCAAAGAGAGCCTGCTCATCGAGCGGCTTTTCTGTTTCGTTCGGGAAATAGACATCCCGAATCGCTGGGTAGAAAGCGCACGTCATGACCTGCCCCAAAGCCATAAGAACAGCTCCCTGAACCGCTGGAGCGAGTTTGTACCAACCCGACTGTTCGAGGGCTTGAGGCAAACCTTGGATCGATGGCGTATGGGCGTAGACCATGTAGCGAACATAGACCGCAATGCCCTCACCTAAATCGTCAAGCGTTACCTGATAATGATCGAGGTACGAACGTAACCAAGGCTCCTGAGCAGCGTCTTCCAGAACAGAAGCCGCACGCTTCACCAAGTACTGCCAACAGTAAGCAATATCCCGATTCGGATTATACCACCGTCCGTCGCCGCCCTGGTCTTTCGGCAAGCGAAGCTGCAAAAGAGACATGAGAGCCTCCTCGATGCTAAACCTTTGGATACCAGGGGATCCAAAACTTCCCGGAGATCAGTTTGAAATCTCCGAAAACCAGGGGCAGAGCCTCGATCATCATCTTACCGATCCGGGTAAAGACATGACAGACTTCTTCTTCAGCAGATGGAGAAGCTCGCAGGGCAATAACATGCCGCAAGGCCCGAAGGTTCCCGGTCCAAACGCCTCCGGTGGCAATACCTAGAGGCAGTATGCGCCGAATGAGCGAAGTAACCTTCTTACGATAGGCGAAATCTTTGTGGGGAGAGTCGAGCTCCCAGAGCTGACAGAGGCTCTGGTACGTCGCCAGGATCGTCTGGAAAGCGGACTCCATGATCTTGCGGGTCGCTTCTTTGCGCTGACGATCTTCTTCCGAGTCCGACGGTTCGGGATTGAGAGAAGGCGGCCAGGTCAGACGAAAGTCGTTCTTGCGAATGTAACGCAGGGAACCTTCGCTGATTGCCCAACCAGCCCGATGGCGGTTCATCTCCGCCGTAAAGACCCGACTGACGCCTTCAATGGCAAAGGTAAACGTTGCATGCTCCAAAACAGAACCATGCCCGCTGGCAAGGATATTCTTGAGGTACTCATCCCAATGACGCCGAATGCGGGTCACGTTCTCGTTGAGCCCGGGCTCGAATGAGAGGTAACAACGCTTGGCCGCAAGAGAGACGAGAAGCTCAGGATCTTCGGGCAGCTCCTGCGAGGAAAGATATTCCGGCGAGACACCCAAGTCAGACAACCAGGACTGAGTTGCGGGCTTATCAACTGTAGTCTTGGCGATCAGATAAATCCGAATCTTCTCCCAGAACTCAGTATTGGGAGGTTCAATGGGTTCTCCAGGCGGCAGACTATCAGCGTCACTCATGCAGCAGTCCCTGGAACCGATGAAGTCGATGAAGTCGATGGAGGCGATGGAGACGATGGAGACGAATCAGTCGAAGAAGGCTGATAGCGCACTCCGACAGGCAACTCATCATACCCACGCCGCGGGGATTTGGATTCACGACCCTCGGCATCGGCATTGATGGCTACCCCCTCGTTGAAGTGATCCAGGCGATAGTCGTTCTGAAAGAGAGCCTCACCCAGCATGACATCGCCGCCGCGATGGCGAAGGTCCGGGAAGGGATAGTTGAAAGCGTAAAGAACCTGGGAACGGACACACCACCAACCGCCTGTGGCAAAACGAACCCGTTTGCCGGGAGCAACGGGCTTGCCTTTGTACCAGGGCTGGTCCTGGATCCAGAGGTGCTGATTGCCTTGGAGGCGGATCGTGTAGATCGAACCCAACATGTCGCAACGGTTCATCCTGTTGAGGACAGTTTCCGCCCAGCGAATGGGGTCCGGAGAAGTGATGTAGCTGTCATCGTCGAACCACATGAAAAGAGAGGGAAGCGGCTTGAGGTCAATCAGCCGCCGCATCATCGGGTACTTGTAGATATTCTCCGACGAAACTTCGAGGAGAATCCGCTCGGAGAGATCTTTGGCAGCAAAGTATTTGCGATAGGACTCAACGATAGAAAGCGTTTCAGCGGAACAGGCATTGCAACCGATGCGCAGCTCGACAGGGCAGTACAAGGCAATAGTGCAGAGAGAAGGCAGGACGCGACGAGCCAGGTCGGGATAGTCCCCGTAGAAAAGGACGGCAATCGTCAGGTCCGAAAGGTCAAAACGCTCGGAGTTTGGAGGGGAACTACGAAGCGACATAAATGACGCACCGTTCTGCAGCTCCTGGACAAATGGCCCATCTTGGCTGCTTCCTGCTTCATCCACCGGCACCGGCCTGCAACCTCCGGTGTCCACAGGCGTCACTTCCCGAGGAACTCCCGGTAGGGCCCATCAATCCTCATCATCCGCAGAACCAGACGCCTCCTCATCCTCAAAAGAACCGGAGTCGTCCGGATCATCGTCGTTTGGAGCAATCCGTCCAGTCTTAACGAGGCCAAGTTCTTCGCTATACTTCTGCACGGAGCGACGGATCTTTTCGGTCCGCCGCGCTTTCTCCAAGGTATGCGCTTCCTCCGTCTTCTCAATCAGAACTGCCCCCTCCTCGGAGATCTGATCCATAATCTTGCCTTCAACCGCTTCAAACTTACCCACCATATCCTTCAAAAACTGAGAAATCCAGTTAGCGACCTCGACCACGTCTTGGATGGAAACAGCCACCTCCGAGAGGGACTCGCTATCATGCTCTTTCAGAAAGTTCTTCCGTTGAAGAGGAAGCAAACACCGATCGGTCCAGGTCCGTTTGAGATCTTCGTAGATCTGCGACAGGTAATCGAGAAAATAATCGAGGTTCTCTTTGATGGAAGAAACCGTCAGGACTTCCTCGGAGGGAAGAAGTGGGGCCTGGACATTCTTGGATTTGTTTGCTGTCTTAGCCACCACCGAAGGACCCGACGCAGACGGCTCGAGAGTCTTGTCGGAACGTGCACCCCGAGACAAACGTAAGATCGAACGCAGTTCCTCAACTGTCATATTCCGAGCAATCGCCTCGTCCAAGATCTTGAGACGCCGATCCTTGTCCCGAATACTCAGAAGGAGCACAAAATGCGACCAGCTCAAAGCACACGAACCATATGACTCAGAACGCTGAATGATCTCCTCAAGTTCCTGACGGGAAAAAGAGGTATGGAACTGCATCATCCGGTAGAGGAGAGTTTTTTCGACCCCCAGCAGGAACGCAATCTTCTCGACCGCATTGGCTCCATAAGTAGTAACGTCATTATAGATCTTCCGAACGACCCCTCCAACATCATGATAGAAGAAAACAGACTTTTTGAGCTGCCCGGCAAACATTCGGACCAAGTTCTGGTACTCTTCCCGCAGACTCTCGTTGAGAGAAGACAAAACTTCCTCACGATCAGTAAGCTCCGAACCAGGGTCCACAACCGTAGCCAGAAGGCTCTTTTTGCCTGACTTTCCTCCGGACTGGGACACTGTCTCAACCGAGGCGAAATCTTTATCCATAAACAACCTCCTCGACAAGTTTCGCTGGTTCGACTTCCTAAACAGACGGAACAAAAACCATCGTCGTGTCGTCGGAGATACGAAAACAACTACGATTCCCAGTAGATCCGACGCGGCACCGGACAATTCTAACTACCGAGACAAGTCCGCACAAGCCGAAATCAACACAGGACAACAGGCCTAATACGCCCGAGCCCGGGAGACAATCAAACGGACCAGATCAGGGTAGAGAGAAAAAGCTAGAAAGACCTTCAGGAAAAGCAGATAGAGGAAAAAGTCCTGGCAACAGGACGAAGACATCAGCAAATCGTTCTGGGACAATAACAAGCGATAGAGCATATCCCAACCGGTTTCCAGAGGGGCCTCAGAAAGGAAACAGTAAGACAAGAGAGCTAGAAGATACTTCTTCAGACTGAAATGAGCCAACTCGTAATAGACACAGGCACAGAAGAAGTCAAACACGCTGTCAGTAACGCGCAGCCTCGAAACCGCAAATTTGTTGGAAATCCCTGAAGTCACGAACCGAAAAAGAGATTGAGAGGACGTAATCCGATTGGCAAAGCGCAAATCCAAGTGGTCAGCCAAAACTGTTGGGATCAGATGATACCGAAAGGCGCCGTCCGACGAACCGGAAGCTGTCGAACGATCCCATGTCTGACAGACTGTAGTGGAGCAAAAGTTCCAAAACTTCGTGAGTGTCTTCCGAAAAGCTTTCTCTGACCAGAAGACCTCTGGAAGCGGAAAGAGATTTGAGCAGTCCACCGGAATTTTTAGAGGCAGGAAAGAAAAAGGCAAATCAGGGAAATGGATCCCGGCTGCTAAAGCAAAACGCGTCTTACTGAGAGAAAAGAAGAAAGCGATTGCCGGATGGAAGACCTGGCTCGTCGAACGGAACGGAGATAGAAAAGAAAACCGCTGGGGGTCATAGAAGACAGACCAGAACGTTCCCGAAGCTTCAACAGCAAAAGCTGTTCGCCAACCAAGATCTTCCGCAAGGAAATAAGGAGCTAAGCAACAGCGAGAAATGGTTCGGAAGAACCTCTCGAGGGTCGGCGTAATCTTCTGCCCGAACAAAATCCAACGTGGTAAAGGAAAGAGGAGCAAACGTCGAGACGGATCAGCAAGAATTCCAGTTCGCCCCAAGTCCAAACCGATCAAACGCAGAAAGGAATTGAACAAAGACAAGAATTCCGGCGGTATGACTACCGACGAAGCCGGACTCGCTTCGCGGGAGGGGAAAAACTGGGTCTCGAGAATCAAGCGCCCCAAGGAACTAATCCGGCGAAAAGCACAGAGGTTGAACAAACAACGCTCCGTATAACGATACTGCCCGGAAAAAGCTCGACCGGATAGATCCAGGCAAAGATCGTTTGTGTCTTCGGTCCAGAGAAGAGTCGAAGGAGCATAAATAGAATCCAGGCGAGAAGAAACTTCTTCCAACGAAAAAGGATAGAAGAGGAAAAACGGACTGCGAACGAAGAAATCGATCCCCGAAATGGAACAGGACGGATCAGACGCCACCGCCAGGAAACTCCGCTTGCGTGGAGGTTTGTAGGCACGATCGGTCCTCTTCTCCCAAAGGAGATACTGCATGGCTTCCCGAGCGAAAAGGGAGCTGGCCGAAGCCGATCCGGAACCTTCAGTCGGCTGGAAGTGAGGTAGGCTCGCCATCGGAAGGCTCTCTGGTTGGAGACTCACTTTCTAAACTTCCCTCGGCAAGGGCCCGCTCTTGCTGCCCTCGGTAGGAAATCCCGAACTCAAAAAGTCGATAACGCCTGATCCCGAGACGATCTTGGAGCGCCTGCAAAACTTTCTCATTCTGCGGGTCCATAAGGGCCGCACCAACTTCAGCATAGGGGGCAGGCTTAGGTAGACCCAACTCCGGGCAACTGCACGACCTCTGGTTCTTGTAAACCGTGGGAAAAGTCAGAATGTCCTGAAGCTTTTCGGGATAGGACAAAGAGAGGGAAAGGAGAAGCTCGGTCGAGGCGGAATGCCAGTCCCACCAGGACTTCTGCGGAACCTGGTGCTGGTTATAAAGCCAGAGGAACTCGGCTTCAATAATCCTTCGGTCTCCCATCGTCTTGACTGTCTCGAAACGAATACGCCGTCCGCCATCGACCGAGGTACGCTCGATGTCTTTGACGTGCTTGAGGAGAACGATATAGGTGCTGACATAGCGCAGCTCATCGCCTCCAGGAATGCGCATAACCCGGTTGCCGTAACGGTCCTGGCCATACTTGATGTGATTGGTGCAAACAAAAGAGACCGGCCAAGGATAGAGGCGCTGGAACAGGTACTTAGCATATTGATTGAGGAGATTGGCGTCCTGGGCAAAGCTAATGGACGCATGCCCGGCTTCATCGATGGAAGCGATGGTCTTCTCGTTGGTCGTTCCAGTAATCGAATCGAGACCAAGTAGGAAAGGAAACGCACAGTCGCCGATCTCTTCATGGACTGCTTCGAGCTTGCGGAGCCAACCGTACTCTTTGTGAGAAATCCGCCGCTGCCAATCTTCCATCGACTCACAAGGTCCTTCCAAGACAAAGCGGCCATCGGAAAGGAGATCTTCGCCAATGATCGAAGAGCGAAGGGCTGCTGGGTCACGGGCCTCGTTGAGAAGGTAGACAAACCCGCCTCCGGGAGTGGATAGAAACCAGCGCCCCTTCTCAAAGAGGAACGCCGTCTTGCAGCTATCCGACTCGCCAATGAGCATCTCCATCCGTCCCAGAGGATAGACATTGGCCGAGTAGAGATACTGCAAAGAAAACGCCGGAAGGGGAATGCCGATGACAACCCTCTCCGCATCCTGCCCTAGAAAAACCCCAGGAGTCCCCTGACGGGCCTGGACTTCTTTGAGTCGCTCTTGGAAAAAGTCAGAAATCGTCGGCTGACGAGCTTTCTTCTTACGCGGCATAGGGCAACCCCAACCCAGGCAAGAGTTTGGCACCAGAAAAGAGCCAGAAGCCACACCCTGGCCGAAAGAGACCAGGGTGAAGCATGGCACGTTCAGCAAACCACGTAGAGGATAGACTAGAAAGGCGTTTTACGAGAGAGGTTCTCTCGATGCTTGGCCAAAGCTTGCTGGAGGGCGGCTTTGACCGCGTTGTCCATCTCCTCGCGCCGCCGCGGAGAATCAGGCTCCCGCGCTTGCTGGTGCGGGTGAGAAGAATCAGCCGACTCGTGAGAGACTGGCTGACGGGAAGCAGCTAGGTCCGAGAAAGTCTTAGTTTGGGGCTGAGACTGTCCCGTTGGAACGTCGGTCGCTACATACTCCTCCGGTTCAGAACCGTCAGTGGTTGCAAAAGGCTCATCAGCGTCCGTCGCTACATCCTCTTCAGAATGGGTCGACCCACGGCTATCCCCAAGGTCAGACCCGGAAAAATGAGAAACAGGAGGAGGAGCAGACGAAACATCATCGGACCTCTCAACAACACGGCTGGAAGGCCGCTCGTATGCTCCGCGAGCAGAATTATAAGCAGGACCAGCCCCGCGAGCAACACCAGGAACTGGACCGGGTACTGAGCCATAAGCTGGAGCGGGCTGACCGGCATTGAACGGTCCGATCGTCCGCCGATCGACCAGCTTACGCTTCACTGAATCCGGAATGAGGTCCGGATAAATATCCCGGAACGCATAGTCGATGCAACTAGCTGGGAAGGCTCCAGAGAGGAGCTCAATCTGTTCACGATGGTTGGGAAAGTAGAGGAGTCGATCCCAGGGAATGAACTTCGCCCGAACGATCTCTTCCATTCCTTCCAGAGACGCCGAAATCTGACGAAATTCTTCGGTGAAGAAACAACCATAGCCAATGGCTTCTCGCTGCGACCCGGAACGAGATGAACCAGAATCCTTCAACAAAGTTGCCAGGTTCGATTTTCGGGAAGAAGCACTCTCCTGAGATCCCCGCGGATCATGGCCTAGCTGGTAAAAATTCACGAAACGTCCGTGGTGAATAGAAACAGGGTCGCCGCTCTCGAAAATTTCGTCAAAGGAACCGTTCGGCGGAGCGTCGTCCTTGAGCTTATTCATCTGGGAAAGCATGGCATCAGCCGCCGAGGAGGTCAAACCGAGAACAACAGTATCCCCATCTAAAGAGATGCCCCGTGGCGGATTCAGGACATTTCCAGCATGCTGGAAAAGAATGCCTTGCACGAGGGCCAGGGATTGCGGGGAACGAAGTCTCTGGCCACGATCGGCATTGTTGAACAGAAGCGATGCCCACTCCGGCTCTCCCTGTCCAGCCCGAACGGCTCGACTGATTGCGTTGTAGAGGATGTAGACAGGATTTAATCTCGGGTCATAACCGACATCGGTGTTGTCGTAGAGCAAGAACGTAACAGGCGGATCGCCAAGGTTGATTGCAGCCACATACGAACGGATCCAGTCGCTGAAATCGTTGGATTGTGCCGAGTAACGCCAGGGCTCGAAACTTTGGCCATCTTCGGAAGGAACGGGAAAGATTCGGAAAGTTGTGACTGTAGCAGACCAACTGGGACGGTAGAACGAAGCACGAACACCACGACGGAACAGGTGAGTACCGAAATTGCGCTGCGAGAGTCCAAGTGTGTTGTGCTCAACGAAACGATAGCGCTGGCCTTCGGGTCGTCGGGATTCTTGGGTCATAGGTTCTCTCCAAACAAGGTCCAAGGGTAAAAGGTTGTGGGTGGAAAGTACAAGAGTTCAGAAGCAAAATCACGGTCGAACCAAAATCCAGGGAAAGAGTCTAGAGACACGAGGTAGCTGAGTCAAGGACAGAAACAGGAAAAGAAACATTCACAGAAGACGAAGCATTTTAGAGGTTCATTGCTTTTCAACCAAAGCTGGAGTCACTTCGAGCTGGTCCTGGTACCGGCCATTATAGAGGCGAGATGAGTCTCCGTGAAGGGGCTCGTAGCAAATCTGGCAGATTTTCATTCCGGCATAGACCACAACCGGATGGATGGCATGGAGTTCCAACGTCCAATGGCCCCGGAAGCCATTGTCGCCAAACCCGGCGGTCTGGTGGATGGTCAAACCCAAGCGACCGAGAGTCGATTTGCCGTAGATGACAGGCACAAAGCCTTCGGTCTCAGTGTACTCTTGAGTAGAAGCTAGGTAGAGAACTCCCGGACAAAGCACCAGACCGGAGACCGGAATATGCAGGGCCACGACCGGAGCGTCATCTTTGCGTGCAGTCGTCAGATACTGCCGACTGCACGTCTTGGACATGACCTCAAGAGCGTACAGGTCCTTAGCGCTCGGAATAGCAGTCTCGTAACGACCCTGCAAAGACTTGTAAAAGGCGCGCAACCGATGGAGGTTGCCTTCGACATGGTAAACCAAAAGTTTGTGGTGCAACGTCAGGTCATAGCTATTGGGGTTGAGACGTTCTTCCTGAAACGGATCAATGACAATCCGCTTTCCGGGTTCCGGATTCTTGAGATAGCGCACAATCTCTGCAGCCGAGAGCATAAAGATGACTCCTTTACTGATTGTTGCTACGTAGCAAAAATCGGTACCGGCCAGTCTAATCTTCGACATCCGCCCAGTCGATAGCGCCCGATTCGGACAAGGCTTCCGACTGCGACAGGGCGACAATTTCCTCGGGAACACCATAAGCGCGGGCGGTTTCTTCAGTCAACTCTTCGCCCCAGTGCACGTAGATCGAGCGGTTCGGGGACAGATGGTAAGGCGCTGCTGGATCGTAGATAAGATTCCCGTCGAAATCGGTCGGAAAGATAGGAACTTTCTCCTGGAGACAATAGGGGATGACTTCTTTGTAATAGCGCACGGCTTCCTCGAAAGGAACCTCCGCCACCACATCGTCGTGGACCTGGAGTACCAGACGATAGTTCATGTTGTACGCAATGCGATACTCCTGCAAGTTTGCCATCGCTGTGCTCATCGCATCCGCTATGGCGGACTGAATGGGAAAATTCATGAACTCCCGCTGCAACGCTGAGATGAGCGACTGATTCGAGTAGTCCAAGTTCTCCGGAATACGTCGATAGCGCCCGAAACAGTTGACGATATACCCAGGTTTGAAAACCCGTTCGGCAGCCTGGGGGAAATAGTGCGTCAGAGCCGGGTAGAGGCGCTCAAAGTTCTTGATGATACTTTCTACGTCAGAACGAGTGACTGACGCCACTACCTCTCGAATACGCCGATACGCCGTATCGACGGAAATACCGTAAGCATAACCGAACACGACGGGCTTGGCCGAATCGCGCAGGTGCTTGAGCCCATATTTGGACAAGTAGAACTTCGCCAAGCGTCCTGATGGGATGAGCTTACCGTTCGGATCTCGAGGACGGAAAGCAGCAATCGCCACATTGCTGTGAATGTCGTAGAAGTAGGGATGCGGATAGACGCACTCTTCGCAAGCCGCACCTTTCCCGTGGGGACATGGGTCGCCTTCGAGGGTGTAGCCTTTCTCTGGGAGAGATGAGCTGAAACAGTGCTGAATCATCGAGCGATCCCCAGCCTGGATCGCCATCACCAGGAGTTCCGCTCCGGTATAGTCCGCCGAGATGAGAACATGCCCAGGACGAGCCCGCAGAACTGAACGAAGTGGGTAAGTATACCGTTCCCCGAGAATACGCTGGTAATCCGGTTCTCGCTTCTTGCTCAGGTTCTGGAGTGGCGGATCCCACGAGGACGCCCGACCCGTCTTTTTGGTCTGGGAAAACTTGGTATGGAGACGGCCATCTGGCTGCAAGAAGGAAAGCATCCCGGAAGCGGACCGAACCGAAGAGGAAGACGACCGCGAATCATCCAATACAAGAGAAGACAGAGAAGCCTCTTCAACCTTTAGCACATAACGCAGGACCTGACCCACATAACGCAGGTCTAACAACTTCTGAATGTAGGAACTCTTCGCCTTGAGCACTTCGAGCGTCTCTTTGTCGGCTGCTGGCAAAGCCTTGAGGTCCCGCCGCTTCTCCCAGAGCTGGGAACGTTTGCCAGTCGTTTTGTAAGGAGGCAAACGCAAGGAGAGAGCCTCGGCAGGACGCAATCGCAGTGGCGAACCCGTCTGAGAATCAACTTTGCCGTTGTACTCTTCGCCAAAGAGCAATTCTCGACAATGATCGATACTGCTGGGATTGAAATCAGGCCAAGCAATCTCGGAACGAAAATCGGCCAGCAGACGAGCGAAAGCTTCTCGATACTGGGCCGACAAAAGCTGGACCCGCTCAAGATCAACCGCCAGTCCAGTCTTGTGCATCTCGTAGAACGCTGTCGAAGCTCGAAGGGAAATCCAGAACGGAATACGACAACACAGACCGAAACGATCGCAATCGAGAAGGCTGGCGTTGTAAACCTCAAAGAGGCGATAGGTAGCATCCGCGTCAAACCCGGCATAGCTCGAACGCACCAAGGACCCAAACGGGGTCTGCGAAATAGCTTCGCCAAAGAGGATACTGCGAGGACAAGCCCCGAAACCGCTCTCTTTGACTTTACCCCGGTTGGCCCGCATCCATTCCTGGAGACGATACGAATAATTACCCAAAGACGTGTGCAGGATCGCCTGCTCTTTGAGATCGAACTCGGAAGTCTCGTTGACCGCATGAGCAGCTAACATCGTATCGAACGGCCCGGTCCAGAAAGTCTTCTGCCAACCAAAGAACGTTTGATACCCATCGGGAGCGTCATCATCGAGAGGAGCCATGACCTTATCGAGCGGAAAAATCAGACCGAAATCTTCCAGCCACCAAAGGTCCGCTAAGGCGTAATGGAAAACCAGACGAATGTCTGGATCTTCTAGGAAAGGCGACAAGAGAGAAACGATCTGTTCCTGAGTTCCGGAGAAAGTCCAACGCTGTGACTCATCGCGCAAAGCCAGAATCGCTGCCTGACCTCTTTCCCAAGAAAACTGAATCGAGACAACCTGGCCCGAAAGAGGCGTCGGCCCGGTAAACTCCGTATCAATGGCTAAAGCTCGTGGTTTATGCTCCGAAAGGTACTGACACAAACGACTCAGCTCTTCTGTCGACGAAACCAGGTAATGACGCACCGAAAGATCTGTCGAAACCAAAGCTGAAGAAGACGATGAGGACTTTCCTTCTAGGATGTTGAGGGCCAAAGACAGAGATTTCTTGAATAGACTTGCCAGATTCGGATCGCGCAAAACCGCTGCCGGATGGACACAGGGAACAACCAAAGCTGTATGCTCCACCCAATCGGAAATCTCGCCCGCACGAAAAAGCGGACGGCGATAGGTATACTCGTAGCTGCGCCCGTGGACATGCTTGAAGTTACGTCCACGTCCCAGGAAGTAGCCAATCGCTTCATTGCCAAAAGCCAGGATCAGACGGGGAGCACAGAGCAAAAGCTCCTGCTGCAAAAGGGGCAAGCAATCTTTGATCCAATTTCCGGGAACAACTCTGGCAGACTCAGGAACAGGAAAGCGACAGAGGTTTGTAACGTACCACTCATCAAACTCGTCAGGAGACAGACCCAACTCTTGCAGGACCTGGCGAGTGTAGAGGCCAGACCGGCCTACAAAATTGCGACACTTCGCAGCTTCCTCCGGACCGGGACACTTTCCGACAATCATCACCGTAACCGGACGCGGTCCGTCGGGAACATACCCCCAGCGATGCCCGAGGACATACCGCGCCAGAACGTGGGTGCCTTCCCAAACAATCGGCAAAGCAAACGCATCGTCATAGAGAGCCTGGTAGTACAGACGATCAGACAGATCGCGGAGGAGAGCCTGACAGTGGGCTTTGTAGGCTCTCTGACTCGAAAACGCTTTGCCTTTGCCGACATCGCTTTCCGGAGGCAAAAGGGAATACTCCTGAAGCAAAGTCGAAGCATAAGCCGAAAACCCTGGTCCTGGAGGGGATAACCAAGCACACTCCTGAAAGCGGACATAGGGGTAGTCCTTACGCAAACCGGACCAATCGAGGGCAGACGGACACAAAATCCCGACCTTCGAGTCGTCATGACACGACGGGAAAATCTGACGGAAAAACTCGCTCACTTCCGACCTCCTGATCAAGAATGCCGAGAACCTTCCTGAAGGGCGCGGCTGATCCACTCCCAACACACTGCCCGCGGCAAGGCCGCTGGGTCATCCCACTCTTGGGGAAGCTGAGACTCCAAAAGGTACCGCCGAAACGGAACGGAGAATACAGGAACACCCGCTAACTGAAAGAGAGTCGAACGCTCCTTTTCGAGGTCAGCCTCAGAGACATCCAGGTCGAAAAAGAGAACGACCGGTTTGTTGGCTCGACGCAAAAGCTCCGCCTGGTAGCGAGAAATCCGGTGCCCCATAACGGCCACCGCCTCTGGGCCGATCCGCCAAGCATCCATCACCCCTTCAACCACCACGATAAGATCCGAGGTCTTGGCCTGATCGTAGTTGTAAAGGTAACGGCTCTTACGAAATCCCGGCATGTGGTAGTACTTCGGAGCCGAACTGAACTTCCAATTCCGCTCTCCAACAAACCGAGCTTGCCAGCCGATGAGCCGCCCGGAGAGAAGAAACGGAATGAAAATCCGCCACTGACACTGCGGAAACTGCGGATACGACTCGCAATAAGAAACTTGGTAAAGAGAAGCCAGCTCAACCACGTCGAAGCCGCGTGCAGTCAGGTAATAGTTCGCAGCATGGAACGACGGCAAAGACGAAAGCAAAACCAGAGAACGGGGCGGCTGGATAACCGGAAAATCCGCCAGCGGATCCCAAGTCGAAAGGTCCTCAACAAAAGCAGGCACGAGGCTTGAAAAAGACGGAACTTCTTCTTCTCCAGAGCCGAATCCGCGAAACGAGCCTTTGGAGAAAACATAACTCCAAATCTGCTGCCGACATTCAGGGGATTGAAAGCAGTTCTCGTTGAAGCAATAGACCAGAAAGCGATGCTGACGAAAGAGATGAGAAAAGCGCAGGCGAAAACGCGTATCTCCACACTTCGGGCAGCAAACTTCGTAACATTCCCCCCAATGGTCCACGAAAATTCTTCCGTCCGGAAGAACACGGCAGGTCGCCTGGACCCCAGCGTTGGCGACACGGACCCGACCAAACCTCTGAAGGAGAGCATCGTAGAGCACAGGATCGAGAACCTGGGACACAAGCACTCCTCCTGCCCGTCCACACCGCTAAGCCCACGGTCAAGGACAGCCAAATCCAAGTAAGCCCAAAGAGCAAACCGTCAGAAAAGACAAGAAACCGAGAAACAAGAACCAAGCAGGAAAAGACAGAACAGGAAAAGGAAAAGACAGACCTAGCGAGGGCGAGAGCTCCGCACCGGGTTATCGACTTCCCATCCTTGATCGACGTAGGACTTCCAGCGTTCCTGGGAACGACGGCGATAAGTGTAGTGAAAGTCGTCCCAACAGTCCACGATGAGACCGTATTCTTTCCCGGAACCAAGACGGGAGACGCGACCGGGAACTTGAATGTCCAAGACTGGACTAGCCCGTCCGTCGGCCCGAACGAGAACCTGAAGGTTCGGAAAATCGACGCCCGTGCTCCACACATCGGTGGCGATGACCTTCTTAATAACTCCCGACGCAAAACGTTGTAACAGGGCGTCCCGTCTCTCCGGAGTCATCTCCCCTATGTACACCTGGTCCAGGATACCGCGCCGTCGGAGGCGCTTGAGCACGGCAGGATCCGGCAAGACGGCTCCGTAGCAAACTTCGTATTCCGGAAGAAGAGCCTTGAGGCTGAGGGCATGCTCGATGGTAGACACCATGATCAGGACCTGCACATCATCCGAAAACCGAGAGCGAACATAGGAAGCGATGCGCCGATTGCGCTCGCCGTTGGCCCAAATGTAGTAGCGGTCCTTCACAGACTGTTGACGAAAACTCCGAAACGGCATCGAAAAGACCATCGGAATCCACTGGACCCGAATGGGAACTACCAGGCGCAGATCGACCGCTCTCTGGTAAGGCATGCGATAGCGGATTGGCCCGAAGATGCCTTCGAGTTCCTGCCAGGCATTGTCAGGACGCTTATCGACCGAAGCCGAGAAACCGTAGAGACGACAGTTTTCGTAGCGGGCTAGGTAGCTCAAAACCGATGGCGTAGCTGCCCGATGGACCTCATCAAAGAGGACAATGTCCGCTGCCCGTTCGCTATGAATGTCATGGAATCCTTCTGCCACCCGGTGCAGAGAGTCCGAGGAAATCACCGTCACCCGCTGGAAATCGGCCTTACCCTCGCCAACGTAACCGACATTGGGCAAGAAATGCGTCAGAGCCGCCACAATACGTCTTAGGATAGGAATGCCTTCGGAAATAACATGAATCCGGGCTTTTCGGAACGCCAGGCAGATCGCTGACAGGAGATAGGTCTTACCCGTTCCTGTGGGCAACTCAAAAAGGCCATTCTCGTAGGGTCCAAAAAGGCGCAGGACCTCGATCTGGTGTGGAAGAAGCGAACTATAACGCAAAGCATAGCTCGGATCGAAGCGATAGCGGTCTGCCCGATCGGGAGCCAACTCCTCAATTGCAGGACGCTCATCAAAGAAACGGACTGCAAACCCTAGAGAACGAAACGTCCTCTCCAAACGCTCCCGGTAGCCCGAAAAGCAAGCCACGGTTCCTCCGGGAAGGATTTGATAGAGAGAACGTCTCTCTTCGCAAACCGGCTGGTACGATCCGGTTATAGGATCATAAGCGTCCCGTCCGTAGAGGTAACGCATGAAAAAGTAGGACAACTCCCCATCGATAATCTCAAGCACTTCTTGAGGCAGCGGACCGCCGTCCCAGGACACTTCGAGGAGGTTCGAAACTTGCCGCAGGACAATCGGCCCGAGTTCCGGCTGAAAATCAGAGGCAGCAGGTTCAAGGTTTTCCGAAGAAACAACAAAGGAATCCGACACAGAGGAACCAATGTCTCCCGTCATGGTTGGATCTCCGCCAGGGAGGTTAGACACTGGTCAATTATATATGCTGCGAAACCAACTGATCTCGTCTGAGCTGTCGAAGAAGTACTCCGGAACGAAAAGAGGCTCTTTCCAGGAATTGGAATTTTTATAGAGCTGATCTTTCCAGATCATAGAGATCAGACGCAGGAACTTCTGGAGAGCACGTAGCGTACCCTTGATACCTCCTCCAAAACGCCGCTGTTCCCGCCAGAGGAAAAACTGCGGAGCTTCTTCTTGCGAATCGTTGGGGAGAACAGAGAAAGAGCAATCATAGACGAGCTGACAGCGACGCAAGTAACGCTTCTCGGGAGTCTCCGACTGGGGAGGAGAAACAGGCGAAGGCGGCGAAGGAGTCTGGGGGGAAGAGGATTCCCGAGAACGCGACGATGACGACGATGGAGAGGACGTTTTCGCTTTCTTCGGATCCGGGAACGAACCAGCGCCAGAACCTGGAAAGGAAGAAGAATAGAAATGGTCGTTCAGAACCTTGCGCACGTATGTCGGGAAAAGACCGAAATACCCGTAAAGCTTAGAATAGCGCTCGGTATGGTAGATATCGACAAAGAAACGCGGGTCTAGGATTTCCGCCACCAAGCGCGCCAGGTCCAGGAAATGTAAGTGAGGCAAAGAAACCGACAAGAAATACAAAGGATGCATTTCGACGAAATAGCGCACGAACGACGGATCGAAATCCGGCTTGAACCCGGACTCTGAAGCCGGAGAGACCATTGCCCGCAAGGCATAGGACGGATAGTTGATTTCGGTAAACTCGTGGAAGCCTCCGCAGCTTGGGGAGAAATAAGTCTGGGCAGCTCGATAGAGTAAGTCCGCTGGGGGGAGACGGCGCCAGTTGTTGCTAATCAGAGACGGGGAACAGACCTGGAGGGAAGCCAACTCATCCCGGAGCTTCATTTCGTAGAGGGCCAAAATGAGCGGAACGTTTTCTGGGGAAGCGACAACTTTGACTTTCCGGTAAGAGCGCAAGCGAATACGGGCATAGAGCACGTCTTGGA